CAGGCTCTGCGAACCTGTTGATGCTCAGGTTGAGGAAATCGTCATGTTTGCCACCAAGCCATTCGAAATTGGGTCCGAACTGCCAGGTGACTTTGAAATCTGCCGCTGGGGTGACGTCTCCTGTCGCAACTCTCAGAGGAGCAATACAAATGACAACGATGTTAAAGTTGTCTCCTCCATAATCTCGTGTGAAATCATCAGTTTCTCTCCATCTTCCTGTGTTTCTGTTGTCATTCAGGGTGAGAATGATGGTGTCACTGAAATTGTTGCATTGTCTGGTCTGGTATTGGTATGTGCCGATGAGGTCGGCATCAAGTGTGTCTCCGATCGTGGGTTTCTCTCCCCTGGTGGTAAAGCAGGCAATTTTACCTCCCACCAGTCCATGACTTTGGGAAGAGATGTTGACAAGAAAACTCCCATTGAATCCTCGATACATAGAAAGATAGTTCCTCATTTTGACTGGCATATCAGTGTAAGCCAGGCTGTAAAGAACTTGATTCGCTGCATTGGAATCCAACATTTGGAAGGAAGTGCCAACAAATTCTCTCGATCGTGCAACCAATTCAAGTGGTCGTGGATCTCCTTCTTCAATCTTTCCAAGGGCTAGGTTTCCCATGGGGTTGGTGAAGGTGTTTGTCACTGTGGCCTTGTTGTCTGCAGGCCCTTGGGCAGGAACGGCGACTTCGCCCTGGATCATTTGATTGTTTCCAGGTGAGTCGACATTCATTTGGGGTTCTTTTGAGTTCAGCTTTAGATTTGTGAACTCCGGGATTATTGGACGGTATGAATCGGGTAGACCCGACGCAATGGTCCAAAGCATTGCAGCCTTTGGCTTGTCCTCATCACAGTACCTGGACAAGAGAGATGTTTCTTTCTCTTCCCAGATTTTCTTGATTTCTTCAGTATTGACACGAATGTTTTGCCTGAAGGTGATGCAAGAAATGCAATCAACGACACTCTCAACCAGTGCTTCGTGGGACATCGGTTTGTCGCCCCAGTACTGTGGGTGATGTGGGTTGTTGCTGTAGTGATGTTGCAAAGCTTTGTTCCATGCGGATCCTCCTAGATTTCGGAAGAATTTGGGTCCGTATGCGAGACACTCCGTGAAGGAGAATTTTGAGAGATCATGTGCATCTGCATCAAAATTGGACCATACATGGTCGTCGGTGGCATCGATGAGGTACTGTTGGACCTTCTTGATCGAGGCTCTATGCAGATTGGTGTCTCTCTTGTGCTCAGTAACTCCCATGACCTCAGAATACAGACTCCAACGGGGGTTATCCATGGCGAAGTCAACTGAAAGGTCATCTTGATCTCTTTGAGAGATATTGAGTTCCATGTTGCACTCTTCAGTCGAGCGAAGTTCCCTGTGTCTCATGGCCTTGACAAAGTCAGAGGTCCTGAATCCACACTCGCAGAAGAATGCTGTTTCACAAAACGTAAATGTGGCCTTCACTGTAGGCAGTTTTGTGGGGTACTTCTTGTCGCTCCTTGAGTGACTGTTCTTGATGTGCTGGTACACGTTGTGTAGTCCGTAGACTTCATTGCCGCAGCACTTAATGGTGACACCGTAGGGACTCTCAAGGACGGGACTTTGGCATGCCTTCAAATGGGTATTGAAGTTGCCCATCTTGACGCGGATTCCACATCTACAGGTTAGAACACTGTGAGGTGGGATTTCCAAAGGAACATCATCTTTGGTGATAAAATCGGCATCTTTAGGCAGGCATTTTTGCCAGGCGTCCAGGTCTCTGGAGTCTACGGGGTTAAACTTTTGGGTTTCCATCGTCGGGTTTCGTCTTTTAGCTTGATCTTGCTCGATGGATTGACTTTCACTTTGAGGGGTACTCAAGATTTGTTTTGTATTTCTCTTTTGCTCATTGGTTTGGGACACCGAAATCCCAACAGCAATGTAATGTTGTGTCTGGAAAAATTCAAAATCCGGCAACACCATTCCCCTAGTAATAGGGTACTTCCGTATGACCTCGTTGATGAATCTTAAATTCTCCTCATACACCTCACGTCCATGCTGATACAGATCTCTGAGGATTTGGTTGAAGTTGTCCTCAATGTCCGAACGCGTTTGAGACTTCATGTAGTAGAATCGCTGATAGATCGACTTGAAATGAAGTGGAGCATGCGCTACATTAGCTTCGTCAAATCGGATCGTACGGGAACAATAGTCAAGATCTTCTGGGGCAAACTCGTGGGTAGTACTACCTTTCGGCAGAGTGGGTTTCACTTTAATCTCTGCGGCATACTTCTCAACGTCCTGGAAAGTCATTGTCACATCAGGACTGAGTGCCACTGCGTTGTCGTCTCCTTGAGCGACGGCTGCAAAGTTCTTGTCCCACCATTGCATTGAAGGTCTTCTGATACCATCGTAAATGGTGGTGTCTGCATCTTTCAGAATGTGTGGGTTGTCTTCCAAAAACCGTGTAATGATGTAGTAAAACTGGATGTTACACATATCTGAACCGCCGTCTGATGTTGAGGCATTTCCTGATGACCACATGCCTTTCGTGGCATACAAAAGTCCATCGCACTGAATTATGTTGATCGTGTACAGTCTTTCAAGTGCATCAAAAAGATTGTCGTACATTTGTGCGTGTTGAGGGTTGTCTCGGATCGCAATGGCTCTCCAAGAATCCAACCAGATTTTGATGGTGGTCGGATGCATGTACTTGTCAAACTTCTTGTAGTCAATTAGGAGAATTTTCTTGTCGTTAACCCGACACAACTTGGCGTAGATATCTCTGAACTCAACCTCGGGGTTGAAACCGGGAGTCCATGGGCCACTCTTGATCCTACCAACCTGTTGAGCAGCTTGTGCAAATCCCATGACTTTCCGCTGTAACAGTAGATTGTCAAGAGACGTCACAATAAAAGCTCTAGGTGCCTTTTCAGGTGGAAGAAGTTCTGCTTTGATTTTGGCTTCACAAATACCACTAAGGGCGAACCCTGTGTTACTTGCATAACCCAAAGCATCACTATACCTGGAGTAGAGATCACGAGAGGCGGGAGTATTAGCAAAGTTGATCTTCTGACCGTTAGGACTTTCGATGACTTCGAAGAGGTCTCTCTTTTCGTTGGCGTGCCACTTCAACTTGTAGTACAGCCCAGGGCTAGTATCAAGCTTAATTGGACTCAAACCTTCGGCGAGAGGATGACTCTTCTTGAATGT